GGCTGAGACTGAGGAAAAAGAAGCAAGAGAAGCTGAAAAAGTTGAAAAAGAGCGTCAGGCAGAAACCGAAGCAAAAGAAGCTGAGGAAACTGAAAAGGACGCCGAAGAAACTCAAAAGGAACAACAGGCTGAACAGGAAGCTAAGGACGAAGCTGCTGAACAAGTAGAGAAAGAAGCTGAAGCTGAAACTGAAGAAAAGGAACAGCAGGCAGCAGAGCAGGCACAGAAGGACGCTGAGGCAGAGACTCAAGAGAAAGAAGAGCAGGCAGCGGAAGAAGCTCAAAAGGAAGCTGAAGCAGAAACCGAAGAAAAAGAAAGGCAGGCTGCTGAAGAAGCTCAGAAAGACGCTGAAGCTGAAACTGAGGAAAAGGAAGCTCAAGCTGCAGAGCAAGCTCAAAAGGACGCTGAGGCAGAGACTCAGGAAAAGGACGTAGCTGAACAACAGCAAAAAGAAGCAGAAAACCAAGAGAAAGAAACTCAGGCTGAGCAACAAGAAAAAGAGGCTGAGAATCAAGAAAAGGAAGAAGCTGCTGCTGAACAGGCTAACAAAGAAGCTGAAAACCAAACTAAAGAAGAGCAAGCGGCTGAACAAGCTGCTAAAGAGGCAGAGACTCAGGAAAAGGAAGCGATAGCAGCTGAGGAAGCTGAGAAGGACGCTGAGCAGACACAGAAGGAAGCTCAAGCTGAAACTCAGGAAAAGGAAGAGGTAGCTGCAGAGGAAGCTAGAAAGGAAGCTGACGCAGAAACTGAAGCTAAGGACGCAGAGACTGCTGAAAAAGACGCTCAGGCTGAAACTGAAGAGAAAGAAGAAGCTGCCGCAGAAAGAGCAGAGAAGGACGCTCAAGCTGAAACTGAAGAAAAGGAAGCTGCTGAAGAGACTAGAAAAGAAGAAGCAGAAGAAATAGCCAAGGAAGCTGCCGAAGAACTGCAGAAGGAAGAAGCAGAGCAGACTGAAAAAGATCAACAAGCTGAACAAGACGATAAGGATCAACAGGCTGCTGAAGAAGCTGACAAGGAAGCCGAAGCGCAAGAGAAAGAAGCTCAAGCAGAAACCGAAGACAAGGAAGCCGAAGCGCAACAAAAAGAAGAAGTAGCTGCTGAAGAGGCACGTAAAGAAGAACAAGCTGCCGAAGAGCAAGCTAAGGAAGCTCAAGCAGAAGCTGAAGACAAGGAAGCTGAAAACCAAGAGAAAGAAGAAGTAGCTGCAGAGGAAGCTGACAAAGAAGCTGAGGCTCAAGAGAAGGACGCTGAAGAGCAAGCCAAAGAGCAACAAGCAGCAGAGGAAGCAGATAAGGAAGCTGAAGAGCAACAAAAAGACGCTGAGGAAGCTGCTAAGGACGCTGAAGAGGACGAGAAGGAACAGCAGGCTGCTGAAGAAGCTGGCAAGGAAGCTGAGCAAACTCAAAAGGAAGCCGCTGCTGAAACTGCAGAAAAAGAAGAAGTAGCTGCCGAAGAAGCTCAGAAGGAAGCCGAAGCTGAAACAGCAGAGAAGGAAGCTGAGGACGAAGCTAAGGACGCTGAAGAGGCTGAAAAGGAAGCTGCTGCTGAAACTCAAGAGAAGGAAGAAGCCGCAGCAGAAAGGTCAGAGAAGGAAGCTGCTGCTGAAACTCAGGAAAAAGAAGAAGCAGAACAAGCACGTAAAGAAGAAGCTGAGCAAGCACGTAAGGAAGAAGCAGAGCAAACACGTAAGGAAGAGGTAGCAGCAGAAGAAGCCGCTAAGGAACAAGCAGCTGAAGAGCAAGCTAAGGAACAAGCCGCTGCTGAAGAAGCCGCTAAGGAACAACAAGCGGCTGAAGAAGCTACCAAAGACGAGAATGCTCAGAAGGACGCTAGTGCAGAAACCGAAGCTAAGGATGCTGAACAAGCCAATAAGGACGCTGCTGACGAACAGCTAGAGAAGGATCTTGAGTCTTCTGAGCAAGAGCGTAAGGACACCGAAACACGTGGTAAGGACACTACAGGAACTGGAGACGGTGCAGGAGATGGTACTGGTGCTGGAACTGGTGTAGGAGACGGTACTGGAACTGGAGGCGGTTCAGGTGCTGGAACAGGGACTGGTACTGGTGATGGTTCAGGACCTGGTGTTGGTAGCGGGACAGGCATGATGGCAGCTGCGGCAGCACCCCAAAGAACTGACTTTAGTCCTTTCATGTCAGGCATTACTTACGAGTTGCCTACTTTAGAAGAAATAGGTCAAGCACCACAAGTTGACTACGTAGCGTCTCTGGAAGAAACATTAGGTCCAATCGGAATAACAAGCAGTTTGTTTAAGGAATATATCGGATGACATACTTGAACCTTATGAACAACGTGCTACGCAGACTGCGTGAAGAAGAAACCACGTCGGTTACTAGCACTACTTATAACAAGATGGTTAGTGACTTTATTAACGACGCTAAGAAGTTAGTAGAGGAGTCTAACGACTGGTCAGCCTTGAGAAGCACTATTACTGTTTCTACTACAGCTGACGACAATACGTATTCCTTGACGGACTGTGGTGACAACGTAAAAGTTATGTGTGTTCTTAACGACACTAGTAACGTCTTTATGGAGTACCAAAGTAAGGACTGGTTTAACGAGCAACTGTACATCAATAACGCTGCTACAGGCGCACCTATGTACTACACGTACAACGGCCTTGACGCTAGTGGTGACACGCAAGTACTCGTAGGTCCAACACCAGACGGTGTGTACAGCTTGCGGTTTGACGTGATTAAACGACAGGCTGACTTGAGTGCTAACACTGACACACTGCTAGTACCTTCACAACCTGTGATACACCTAGCTGTTGCTTTGTTGGCTCGTGAACGTGGTGAAACAGGAGGAACTTCTACTGCTGAGTACTTTGGTATTGCTGATAGGTACTTGTCTGACGCTATCGCAATAGACGCAGCTAAGCATCCAGAAGAAATGTACTTTAGGACTATCTGATATGGCTCAAGAACTACGTAGCATTAATCTTGTAGCACCAGCGTTCAAAGGTATTAACACCGAAGATTCGCCGTTGGCACAAGACCCGTCGTTTGCAGAGATTGCAGACAACGCTGTGATTGACAAACGTGGTCGTATTGCGGCACGTAAGGGTCATAGTGTTATTACAACTGACAAGACAGCGTTAGGCTCTGGTTCTATCAGAGCTATAAAGGAGTTTGAAAGAAGTAGTGGTAGCAACGTAGTTCTGTCTGTAGGCAACAACAAGATATTCACAGGCACTACTACGCTTACTGACGCTACACCTGGTAGCTACACGATCACAGCAGACAACTGGAAGATTGTTAACTTTAACGACAAGGCGTACTTGTTTCAAGCTTCCCATGCACCTTTGGTGTACGACGGTACTTCCGTAGTCCGTCTAGACTCAGTAGCGGGTGCTGCTGGTGTTGTGCAAGGTAATGAAGTTTGTTCTGCTTATGGGCGTCTTTGGGTAACAGGTCTTAGCACCAGTCCTTCTACTGTTTATTGGTCTGACTTGTTGATAGGTCATGACTACTCAGGCGGCACTAGTGGGTCCATTGACATATCCAAAGTCTGGCCTGACGGGTACGACGAAATTGTTGCTTTGGCTGCACACAACGGCTTCCTTATCATTTTTGGTAAGCACAGCATTGTGGTGTACCAAGGAGCAGAAGCACCAGCTACAATGACATTGGTAGACACTGTAGCAGGCGTTGGTTGTGTAGATAGAGACACTGTGCAGTACACTGGTACTGACGTACTGTTCCTATCACACACTGGTTTGAAGAGCTTTGGACGCACAATACAACAGAAGTCCATGCCTGTTAGCAGTTTGTCAGGAAACATTACTAAGGACATCATTAATGCCCTGCAGACAGAAAACACGTTCTTTAGGTCTGCTTATAGCCCTGAAGAAGGTTTTTACTTACTAACTTTTGTAGGTCAGGACAATACCTACTGTTTCGACGTTAGAGGCACAACAGAAAACGGTTCTTACCGTGTCACTCGTTGGCCTTCTACAGGCTTCACAGCCTACACACGTTTGGACAACGGTGACTTTTACATAGGCACGTCAGAAGGTATTAGTCAGTACGTGGGTTATCAGGACAACGGTTTAGGCTACCGCTTTAAGTACTACAGCCCAAGTTTGACATTTGGTGATAGCTCCCGCATCAAGATTCTTAAGAAGCTAAAGCCTACGTTAGTGGGTGCTAACAACGCAACAGTATTTATGAAGTGGGCGTATGACTTTGAAGGTACGTACGCAACAGCAGAGTTTACAGTAGGAGACCAGATTACTGGTTTCTTCGGTGAGAGCGAGTACACAACTGTGGAGTTCACAGGTGGCGCTTTGACCAACCAAAGAAGTTTAAATGCAACAGGCTACGGAACTAGTGTTGTTGTAGGTTTAGAAGCAGAGATTGACGGTTCACAGCTGTCACTACAGGAGATCAACGTAATGGCTTTGATAGGTAAATTACTATGAGCGACACATTAAGACAACTATTGGGTTTAGGTGCTTTAGGCGCTGGTGGTTTACTTACAGGTAAAGCTTATCAACGCCTTGGCGACATAGGTGAACAAGCAAGAAGGGAAGCAGGCGACATTGCTACTACTGGTGTAGAGCAAACACGGTTTATGCCCTTCACAGTAACGACAGGAACAGGAGGAGCATTAACTACTACTCCTGAAGGTGGTCTTACTGTAGGCTTGTCTCCTCAAGAACAGGCGTTCCAACAGCAGATGTTTGGAGGTGCAGGTCAGTTTTATCAACAGGCTATGCAACCTACGCAGGCACGTGAGCAGGCTGTCTTTGAACGAATTAGGGAAGCACAGCGTCCTGAAGAGGAACGTCAGAGGCTTGCTACTGAAGAGCGTCTAGCGGCACAAGGACGCTTAGGTTTGCGTACAGCGCAGTTCGGAGGCGCTCCTGAGCAGTTTGCTTTGGCTAAGGCTCAGGAAGAAGCACGTAACCAAGCGATGCTAAGTGCAATGCAACAGGCGCAAGCTGAGCAGATGCAACAGGCACAGCTAGGTGGTCAGTTCATGGGTGCTAGTTACACACCTCAAGCGCAAGCATTGAACGTCCTACAAGCAGGTATGCCAGCTGCACAAATGGCGCAACGTGGTCAGCTGACTGGCGCTGGTTTGTTTGGTGAAGCACAAATGGGTGGACTTGAGGCACTGCTTGGTTCAGGTCTTGGACAAGCTAACCTCTACGGTCAACTAGGTACTGGTCTCCTGTCAGGACTGTTGACACCACAGCAAGTTGGCATGGGTGGCGGTGTTACTGAGATTGTTAACCCACTGTTCGATCTATTAGGCATAGGAGGCTAAGATGGCTACGTTTTCAAAAGGAATAATACAGGGTCTTATGCAGCCTGCATTTGGTCAAAACCTGTATGAAGTAGGTAGAGCAGCAGCAGCTGGTCCTGCTATGACTAGAGCGTCACAGCGAATGAAGGAACAACGTGAGCAAGAGGATCTTGCCAGACGTGGTCTGTTAACTAATGCGCTTTCTGGAACACTAACTCCAGAAGTTCTTGCAGAAAGAGCAGGAGAACGTGGTGTTTCAACACAAGATATTTTACAAGGACTTCAAATTCAAGAAACAGTTCAACAACGTGGTAGAGAAGCTGAAGAACGACGTAAACAGCCTATTCAAGAAAGAGGTAAAGGCCGTT